ATTGGATTAGAGATCAGAGAGATTTGTCTGTAGTCATTTGTATCTACAATTGTTGCGCCTTCGTCTCCGGAAACTCTTACTTTAACCATTAAAGCAGTTGCATCTAATTCTTTTTCCGGATCAGAGCCATGATAAGGAGAAGATCCTGCTAATGCTGCAGTTTGTACAGCCCAGCCATCTATTGTAGTTCCATCGTCAGAAGACAAAGTTTTAACAGGAATCCAGGAAGAAGTATAAAATCTTTCGATATTTGCTGTAGTCAGGGTAAACATATACTTCCATTGGTAACCATCAGAAGTTGTTTGCGAGATTCCAGCTGCTGTGGAAGTAGAAGTTGGTTTATCTGTTACAGGTACACCCGAGGCATTTCCTAGACATTTGTATACTTTATATTCGTCTGTAATTACATAGAAAGGCTTTATTTCAAATGTAGAAGTAGAAATGGTTGAAGGAGAAGATATAATAACTGTTGGAGGAGTCACATATCCTGAGCCACCATTAGTGACTGAAATAGAAAGAACTGAACCTGCAGAAATTGTAGCAACAGCTGCAGCAGAACCAGAAGAAAAAGAAACTGTTGGAGCAGATACATATTCAGCTCCAGGATTTGTTACTGTAATAGATGTTACAACTCCACCAACAATTGTTGCAGTAGCAGTAGCAGTAACATAAGTTCTTGTGCGGGTTAAATCTGCAATATCTTGAGAAGCAGACCAAGCCTGATATCTTGTTCCCGCAACCGACATTTCTAATTACTCTTGTGACGTTTGCTGAAATAATTTTCTTAGCATAAAGCATGTCAGAAAAAACGTCAGAATGTAGATTGAAAGAATCTTTAGGGATATCGGGAGAATTTTCATTCGCCCAGGGATCTGGGTTTGAAAAAGCAAAATAAACAGATTCATTTGCAATAGTATTGATAAAATTATCAATATTTTTATGTCTCAAATTTGTAGTTAAGATATTTGACATTTTGGACTTAGCCCTTTAAATTACTGTAATTTCTGATTCTGGTAATACATTTGTTCTTTTACCAGATGTGTTGTACAATCCCGCAACCGAATCCACTAATATATTTATACCGTTATAAGTTATTTGAGATAAATCAAATTCTGGGGAAGTCGGATCTTTGTAGATATAAAGCAGATTCGAGTCTCTATCCCAATATTCAACTGTTCCTAATGCTCCGGTGCTAGACTGATAAATTCTTTCACCAGGTTCTATTATCGAATCATCAAAATAAACATAAGGAGGTTCAGAATAATCCTGACCAAGAGAAGTCATGACAACAGAAGAAATGGATCCTCCAGTCAGCACAGCATAAGCAGCTGCTCCGGAACCTCCGCCTTTTCTAAAAGAGATTCTTGGAGTTTTAATATACCCTGCTCCCCCATTGATAACAGTACAAGAGAAAACTTGTGTTCCACTAGCCACATCTAAATTAGCAACAGCATGTGCCGTGTCAAATTTGGTTCTAGCATCCGAAACAGATAAAATTCTTCCGGCCATTAAATTATAATTTGTCACCTGAGAAGAAGGAGAATTTGTATTTTGAATATTTGCGTAAGCATATCCAACAGAAGTTGGAGAAGTTGCTCCAATTTGGGTAAAGGAAACCAAAGGAGTAAACAAATATCCTGATCCATAATTTGTTATATTAATGGAAGTTATAGCTCCAGTAGCACCAACAGTTGCGGTTGCTGTAGCCTGGGTTCCATAAGGAGGAGGATCAATTGTTACTTGAACATAAACTCCAGTTGCTCCCCCAGAATATCCGACCCCACCATGTGAAATTGTAATATCTGAGATTCCTGTAGAACCAACTGTGTAATATCCATCATTTAGAGAACCTGTAGCTCCAGCAAAATCCGGGACTAACCAATAAGTTGAATTAACATTTGGTCCAGTAGATCCAGAATTAAATGTATAAGCAGTTGAAAATCCGATTATCCCAGTTGCTCCATAAGAAACTACCTTTGAAAATTGTCCAGATCCAGGTCCGGATGTAACATAGATTCTCCAGTTTCTAAATCTATGATCTGTTTTATTAAAAGCAGTTGCGCCTGGTGTGTGGTTTCCTGGTGTAGTTGAATTGTATCCTCTTGTTACAGAAATATTTCTAACTCCGGTTGCTCCCACAATCCAATTTACGAGAACATCTTCTGAATCAATTCTCAGAACATCTCCGACTTTTACATTTAAATCGTCTGAGGTTGCTAGAGAAATACCAGTTGCTCCTGCAGAACCTGTTGCTCCTATTGCTAGGGTTGTAACAGGAATTGGAGAATAAGGAATATAATGATAAGGATCGAGAGTTGACAATCCAACTGTTGATCCGCTTATAGAAGAAAATCTGTAATTGCCAATAATTCTGTAATTAACAGAAGTGCTGGAGCCACCTGTTGTAAAAGAAGCATTTAATGTAGCAATCGCTGTAGTTGGATTATAAGATGTTATCCATCTGTAATAGACAGAAGATCCGTCTACAATTACAACTGAATAATTTGTAAATTCGTTTGTATTTGTATTCCAATAAGAAGAATTTGAAATGTCAATTGTGCTATACACCGTGCTTGGAGTTAACCCACTAATGCTTCCTGAGAAATCCAAATAAGGTTGTGGAGTCACATCTTCTTTTGCTTTGTCTATATCCAGAAAAGTTGGACCAAGCGAATTGCAGATAAAAGATAACCCTGTAGCTCCACCAGAATAAATTACTTCGCTTGCAAAATACTTATCTGCTCCAATAAACACATCAGTTATATTAGAAACCTTTAGCCCAAAAGCCGCTGCTCTTTCTAGATTTAGCCTTATAAAATAAATTAATCCAGCTGGATGTATAATTTCTTCTAGCAACCCTTTGTACGATTTAATACTTTCTGTAGATTGCAATTCATAAGAAAAGTCCTGGTAATAATAAGGTAATGCGCCAGAAGCGCCATAAGGAATATTCGGAGAACCTTGAATTCTTTTTGTAGAATCTAATTGACCATCGTCTCCAATGTAACGTCCATTTTCGGAATAAAAAGCTCCTGTAGATCCATCTGCAAAAGTGTTTCCTAAAAATCCAGTAGCACCTGTTATCGGATAATTAAAAACTGCCTGACCACCAGCCGGATCTATAACTCCGTTTAAAGTGCTAAGATGCAGAAGAGCATGTGGACCAGTGGCGCCAATTAACCCTGGGACCAAACTTAGATATGCGTTTTCTAGAATAGCAGTTGCTGCCCCTGTGGCTCCAGTTATTAACAATCTAGAACCGACATATTGAGATTTAAAATCGGTAATATTATCCGGTGCTGGGAAAATTCTTAGAACATTATCTACCTGCCATTTACCTGCAGAAGTCCTTAGCATATCCACTTTAGGATAATAAAAAGATACATCCGCATTAAATAAGATGCGGTAAAGAAAAGCAATTGAATTTTCTACTCCAGTAGAATTATAGAATTGTTTTATGAATTTAACAAATTTTGTTGCTTCTACCGAGGCAACTTTTGTATCATATAATTTTTTCGGGAGATTTGGAATAGCCTCGTTTTTCAGAAACTCGACAAAGATGGCAATCTGATTGTCTATATCTCTTGCCCCAGATATCTCTTTTACAGTTTGATTTAACCCACCAGGTGACCCAACAATAACAGCTTCTGTTTGTGCTCCGGATCCTGTTAAATCCGAGATAACTATTTTAGGAGCATCCTCGGCGACATATCCACCACCATAATTTGTGACAATTATTTTATCTATAATCCCATTAACAACATAAGGAGTTAAAGAAGCTCCTTTAAAGTCTACAATATATTGTCCATAAGTCGCAGAATCTGGATTGTTGTCTACCAGGTAGATTGTTGCAACAGGAGAAGTATAAGCTCTTCCTCCATCCAAAATCTTAACTGCAATTAATTGTCCACTTTTGGCATCTAGATAAGAATAATATTCTTTTAAAAAAGAAACGAATAATGGATATTCTTCTCTTATGTATTGAGGAATTAATCTTTCTATGAATAAAGATCTTTTAAAATTTGCATCCATTTTTTTAAGCTACCTGGATTTCAACTTTGACATCTGTGTCTAAGATTGTAATAATAGTATTTCTATAAGAGCTAATATCTCCGATTGAAAAATCTATTGGCTTTGCTCTTAGATTTAAATATCCGTCTGCAGAAACCTGGGAAGGAGAAAAATTAATTAATTTAACTATTCCTTTTTCGTAATCTATTGTCCCTGCAGATGGATTGATAATTGTCTTGACATTTAAATTGACTCCGGTGTATTTGTAAATCCTAACTTTACCGTTCTCGTCGTCGTCGATCCAAAGATCTTCTGTTGGAGTAGAAAGGGAGACGTCGTTTTCTGCTTTAAAAGATCCTTTAGATTCTAGAGATCCAGGATGTATTCCATTCTGGAAATCAATATTATATTGTAATGATTTATTTAATGTTACCGGGAAGGCCTTTCTCATTAAAATTGTTGTCAGATTATCTGAAATAGATGCATCTGTTGCGTCGATTGTTGCAATAAATTTAGAATAAGCAAAAGAAGTTCCGAATTGTGTTAAGGTTGTTCTGTTGTAATTCGCAATCTGGGCTAGGACTTTAGCTTTAATTTCCGCAGCAGTTAATAGAGTAACTCTAGGATTGAACTTAACAAGAGAAGAAATTTCCAGGAAAAGATATTCGGGATCTATTATTTCCGGGATAACAGAAACTATATTTTTGGATTTAATAATGGATATGATATCTGCTTTTGCAGCGGCTGAAAGAAAGAATCCATCTGCAGGTTTAAATGAAATAAAGACTTTTCCGTAAATAGGAGGAACATTATCCTGTCCTCCCCAAACAGAAATAGTCTGGGCCAATGGATAATCTTTACCTATAAAAAATTTATAATCTTCTGCAGTAACTGCTCTTCCTTGAGTTCTAAAGTTCTGAAGAGCATTAATCCGAATTGAATCTATGCTTTCTTCTGCATCGCCGCCATAAGAGACAACAACATTAAAAAATAACAACTTGGAATAATCAAATCTTCCATCAATTAAATTTGCCAGAACAAAAGAAGAAGCGCCATTGGCGTCTGCACCAGAAGAAGTCTGATAAGTTAAATTGACAATATTTCCTGCAGTTAATTTGGATCCAAGAACTCCATCTCCAAAAGAAATTTCATATCTTCTATCTGTTGTTTCAAAAAGATAAAAGATGTCAGAATCTGGAGTTAAAGTTGTAATATCTGAGATTAGTGAGAAATTTTTAACAGCTATATCTGATACAGAATTCTGAACAGTTACTCCAATAGAATCTAGATCTATGTTAAAATTGTTAATTATAAATTTCTCTGCAGAGACTCCAAGCACAGGATATTTAACTGTGATATAAGAACCTTCTCTTAATAAAACATCGGTAAAAGTATAAATTCCACCAGAAGAAGTTGCCGAGACAGTTTGGACAGGAGAGAATATATAACTTACTCCGGCGATCTCTGCACGGAAATAATTTGTTTTTTCGAGGAAGATAACATTCCCATCAGCTTTAAGAGGATCTGTTTCTAGAATGTTAAAAGAGATGGATGAGAGAGAGGATTTCTTAGATCTTGGCGTGTAACCAAAATTCTTAGCAAGAGAAACAACAGAAGATCTAGTCTGGGCAGTGTCAATGAAATTCTCATTTAAAGCCATGTTTAAATACACAGCATTATAATGAGTATTATAAGCCAGGATATCTGTCAGAAAAGAAAGCGCAGATCCCTCGAAATTATAATCAGTGAAGTCGGAATTATTTGCGATAAACGCTGACAAATTAGATTTAATTTCTTCAAAGTCTAATTGAGAAATAATTTTTGTTGTTGTATCAGACATTTTATCGGACTCTTTCTAGATTAATCTGTACGGAAACTGGGTTTGGAACATTTACAATTGAAAAATAAATACCGATTTCAATAGTATTCTTGTCTGCAGATTCAATTAAATTCACATCGATTAATTTTGCTCTTGGCTCAAAATTATTTATTACATCTTTAATAGATCTGGTTAGTCTAATCTTAAATCCTGCATCTATATTTTCAAAAAGAGATGCATAAATGTCTGAAGAAATCTCAGGATGAAAAGGTCTTTCAAAGATATTAGTAAGAACTAGCAATTTAACAGATCTCTTTACTGCTTCTATATCCTTTAGAGTGTAAATATCTCCTGTCTTTGGATTCCTTTCTAAAGAGATATCCAGATCTTTGTATCTATTGATTACTGTAGTTCCGGCCATATTAATTATTTATTCTCATAAAACCAAAACATCCGGAGAACCTGTTGTCATGGTGGCGCCACATATGGACTTAGATCCTGTTACATAAGCAACTGCCAATCCTCCTGCAAATACTGTGGGCGCACCAGTAGCTACAGCATTAACACCGTGTCCTGGTACTGGACAGGCAAATGCATCCGTTATAACTGCGATTGGTTTGGTGTTAACAATAACACTCGGAACATGAGATCCAGTTATAACTCCTGGATGTGAACCAATATCAGATAGCCTACAAACTGGAAATGACATTAAAATAACCTCGGTAATTTTGGAATCTTAGGCAATTTTGGCAAAGACAATACAGAAATTAAATCTTGTCTATTATACTGTGGACTAGCTTTAATATTTTTAATTTTGCTGGAGATATCTCCAAAAATTTTGCTAAGAGAATTAAATGAAGATAAAGAATTTGTCAGATTTTGCAGAGACCCTGGGTTTAAACCTGGGACATTTCCAAGAGAAGAACCAATTGTTGAATTTGAAATTGTAACAAGAGAAGAAGATAATTTGCTAATATCAGCAGCAGAATAAGGTTGTGATAATTTGATTAAATTAGTTAGATCTGATGTTGTATTTTTAATTTTTGCTAGTTCGTTAGATAATCCGGAATTTAAATTTATAAATCCAATGCCAGAAGATAATACAGAAGACAAAGAATTAGATAGATTGGAAGTCAAGGAACCTAGGTTGATAATTGAATTGCTCGGCTTAGAAACTTGCTTAAAGGTAACATAAGATAATTCTGCTACCAGGTTTCCGGATATAACAGAATTTATAAACTTTGCTTTTCTGGCTGCAGCCTTTGCTTTTTCTGTTAAATCGTCTAACTTAGCTTGTTCTTTCACAATTTTCATCATAGCAGCCTTGGCTTTAATTTCAATTGCAGATAATTTAGCTGGTATATGTACAGCTGGTAGTGCCGGAATATATTTTAAAAATGACATAAATTTATACCCCTGGAGGATTTAATAAGACGAGCGAGCCATTAATTGTAACAATCCCAGAAGAAGTTAAATCGGTGCTGAGGATTCCATCTAAATTTGCTGAGCCGTTTGCTTTTAATGCAAAATTTCCTAATGTACTTAAATCTAATTTCGCATTTCCTTTTAAAAGAGCAGTTGCAATACCAGCTAATTCTAGATCTACTCCTGCTGAAACAGAAACGTTTCCATCTGCAGATATATTTGTATCTCCGACTGCTGCTAAAGTAGTGTCGCCTCCCGTAAGAACATTAATGTCATTTCCAACTTGAAGAGATGTATCTTCGGCTACGTTTACAGATAAAGATCCACCCACAGTAATTTTAACATCTCTTTTGAAATTTGCAGTAACATCTTTATTAACTTCAATGTTCGCTGCGCCATTTACAAGAAGATTACAATCTCCACCGACAGTTACGTTGCAGATTCCTTTAATGTGTACATAATCTCCACCAGCTATAATTAAATAATTATCATTTACAATTTTTGTTATCTTTTTTCCGTCCGGACCAATTTCATAAAAAGTTCCCTTTCTATGATATTCTCCGATTCTTTCATTATTATAAGTGTCGTCCGTTTCAAATATATGTCCAGATTCAGATTCTATTACATGATTAAATGGATATTCTGCAGAATAAAATGGATCCGGTTCGTCCCAATTAGCATCTGCATTTAATGCAACAGGAACATTTAAATCTAAGTTATCTTTTTTGGCTTGTACAATTGTCTTAGATATCTTTTCATTTCTAGCCAATCTATTTAAATCTGCCTCTTTTAAATAATCCTTTAAAGGATAATTTGTTTTTGGATCGTTAAATCCGATTATCGAATTTGCTGCTTCCTGAGGAATTCCTCCCAAAGTTCCAAAAATTATCGGTTCCTGGCAATTTTCTCCGTCTCTGAAAAATCCTACAACCCAGGTGCCTTCTACTGGACCCAATGGAGTTTCCCCAATTCCATTCATTGCCGCAGAAGTAATCGGTGAAATTGGATAAGCCCAGGGCAAATTTTCTGTTGGGATTAAAGTCTTGTCTTCTGTGTGCAATCCAAGAATACGCACACGAGTCCTTCCTAATTTCAGAGGATCTACACGATCTTCTACTACTCCCTGAAACCAGACAAATTTATCGAATCCTATAAATCCTGATGTACTTGGCATTATACCTTCCTTACATAATCTTCAACATTTATCTTTAAAGATTCTTTTGCACATCGCAAATTAACTCTATATTTCTCGGAGAAAAATTGGTGTCGGACAGACAAAACTATCCAATCCCCATCATAAAAAGTATCTGTTAATTCTGAATTTATATTATTAAAGATTTCCGGGGATTTGTAAGAAAAAGAAATCTTAGATCCAGAATAAACAACGCCATCTCCAGGACCAATCAAATTCAGAATATTAGAATCTAAAGTAGCCATCTGAGCAGCTCTTCTATTTGCAATAACAGAAATATTATTGGGAGATTCCGGAGTTCCGACAGAATGCATATAAATTTTAGAGTCTGGATAATCTGTAAATTTCTTTCCTTCGCTGTCGTCTACTCCACGGTACAGCTTTCCTTTTGAAGTGTGCGACCAATTTGGGAATTCTTTATAATAATCCTGGTCCTTAATTTCCCATTTCTTGTTAACCACATCATGTGTTATTAAACGGTTTGCAAATAATCCATCAGAAATAGATGCCAATGAATCAAATCTTTTCTCCACGAAATAATTTTCTACTCTTAGAAATTTAGAAGGATCATCTTCTAGAACGTTCGCCAAACCAAAATAAAAAGTTTTAAGAGATTTTGTGGAAGTTAGATAATCTAAAGAATCATACCAGAAAGTAGAAGTGGGTTTTCCTTCTGTAGCATCATAATCCGAGTATAAAGTCTGATAAAAGAAAAAGGTTGGAGAATTTGAATTAACTGATAAAGATCTTGAAGCTAACCAGTTAATCGCATAGAATGGATGCCAATTAGGAATAACAACATCCAGGACTTTTGCAGTGTCTTCGAAATATATCCGAGATTCTGTGCCGATTGTTTTAGTTAAAATTTTCTTTGCAATCTCTGATGGAGTGTCCTTATACCATTTTGAAATTCTTAGATTCTCAGATCTTAGCAGCTCTTCGGAACAAAATTGTATCTCATATTTCTGAGATTTGTCATTTAAAGCAGTAACATTTTGAATAGAATAGATCCTTCCGACATAGAAAACATAATTTTGTTTTGGAGTCCAAGCATCCGGATCGTCTGTAGGATCTGTCTCATAAGTGGCTGGATACCAATCAGGTAAATCTAATTCAATTATAATAATTTCATTTCCCATTAGCGGAAGACCAACGGATCCAGAAGGCAAATTTGCTGTATCTGTAACCAGGATTTTCCCAGATATTGCAGAGGAAAAAATAGATTCGTCTATTGTCATTTCGACAAAGATATCTTTTAAATTCACAAAGGCACCTGACTGGGCAAATGCTGTCAGATTTCTTAGATTATATTTTCCTGGCTGGAGTATGGGCATAATTATTGGGAAATTAAAAGATTAAATTCAGAGACAAATGCTTCTAGATAGCTTTTCTGTAGCAACAAAATATTTCTTTTAGCTTCATTTAACTCTATCTCTCTGCTGTAAGAATCTTGTTGGACTTTCATCAGAACTCCATTCGAATATTCTGGATAAGTGGAAAAAGTGTAGTCAGATCCTCCAATAACAAATGTATCCGGGACAATTAAAAAGTTATCTAACCTGTCTTTATCTGGATATTCTGCGGCGTCTGAATTGATCTTAGATTCTTCTGGTCTGATCCAATAGATTGGAGTATTATATGCGTTTTGAATAGATCCATATTTTTCTTTTATTGTCTCGGTTAACTCCAGAGAAGATAAAGGAAAATCGTAATTTACATCAAATAAATTATTGGTCAAAAAGATTGTCCAATAATATTGAGTTGATCCATATACCTTGTAAGATATATCTTCAGGTTTTTCTCCTTCTATAATTTGGTAAGTGTAAAACAAAGATTTGTCGTCCAGAGGAGAGATCTTTCTAACCACTCTGGAAGTAATATTCTTAAGAATTAAATTCTTATCTGGGTGCTGGAAATTTGGATAAAGGATGTAATTGTAAGCAGAAAAATAAGCCATAAATTATTGTACTCCTTTTCCTGTAATTCTGTCCACTAAGTTTCGTTTAAATCTGTCGTTGTATATTTCTTGAATTCTATTCTTAGTGAGAATTTCTGTTTCCTGGAACTCTAAAGTTAAATCTACAGAAAAAGGAGATCCATCATGGTGGGTTAAAAAAGAACCATCGGAAGTATAATCGACAATTACGTTTGTAAGAACACAAGAAGAAATAAAATCTAGAAATGGATTTTCTTTTCCATTAAAATAATATTCAGGATCGAATTCTGAGGGAATAGTAAAATATCTAGCAGCATTTCCTTTAATTTCAGGATGCATATGAAATTTAAAAGAAGTAATAATTCTTTCAATCTGATCTGCTTCATCTGCTGAAGTGGCTGTCAGATTAAATGTAAAGGAAAATTTTCTATAATCTACATTTGTAAAGAATAATTCGTTAAAAGGATTTACAGCAATTCCAGCAGCTAATTGAGCCAATTTAGCTGCAGATTTTGCTCCTGCTGCAGCTGCATTTCCCGCTCCTTCTCCTAATCCTCCGATTATTGCTTTCATTGCAGGAGATTTAACTCCTGCTGCTAATTTTTCGGTGGCACCTTTAATAAATGCTGATCCTGCTAAACCTGCAACTTGTATACCAGATTGTGCTAAGATATTCTTGATATCTGAACCAATTCCTCCTTGGTCTTCTCCCTTAATTAAAGATTCTACTTCATTGGCTATATTACCAGCAAATCCTAATTCTGGAGTAGAATAATTAACACCAAAATTTGTTATTAATTTGTCCGGGATATTTAAATAAATAGAAGTTGTTGTTCTTTTTGTAGTTCCACCAACCCTTGTACTAGTAGTCCCACGCTGAGAAGCTGGAATATTAGCTTGTATCGGATTGCCATTTGTATCCTTGACTTGTGCATTCTGTACTGGAAGACTAGTCGAATTTTGTTGATTAATATGAAACACCATATAATTTCCGCCATATTTTGTGGTGTTCGATAATATATCATAAGGATATTTTAAATCTGTATAGATATTTTGACCTAATTTTTGGCCAACTTCGCTGTGGATTAATTCTAATGGCGCAGAATTTCCAATTACATCAGGAGTTGTTGTTGTAGGTGAATCTGCCATTTTTTCCTCTTATATATTTATGCTAAATATTTAAAAATATGAGAGCCACTTATCAGGGTAAATTTGTTCCTAGGAACCCACAAAAATATCGAGGAGACATAAACAATATAACCTTTAGATCTTCCTGGGAATTAAAGTTAATGAAATTTTTAGATGAACATTCAGGAGTTTTAGAATATGGATCCGAAGAAATTGTAATTCCATATAAATCTCCTGTTGATGGGAAAATGCATAGATATTTTGTAGACTTCTATGTTAAACTGCAAGACGCATCCGGGAAAATCAAGACTTATATTGTAGAAGTAAAACCCTGGTCACAAACTCAGCCACCAAAGCCAAGGGTTAGACAAACTCCTGCTTATATAAAAGAGTGTCAGACTTTTGCTGTTAACCAGGCAAAATGGGCAGCAGCCCAAGACTTTGCAAAACATAACGGGATACAATTTTTAGTCTTAACCGAAAAAGAATTATTCGGAAGAGGATAAATAATTAATATGCCATATTCTCTAAATGAATTTCTCTCGGACATAAGAACAAGAGGAACTGTCAGAAAATCTAGATTTGATGTTGTTATCAAAGATGCTCTTCCGACAAACAAAACTTCTCTTGGATCAATTATTTCAACTGCAGTTAGCGGCGCTATCTCCGGAGGAATTAGTGGTGCTCTTACTGGAGTTGCTGGGTTATTTAAAAACAATTCTCCTTTAACTCTTAGATGTGAGTCTGTTACTCTTCCGGGAGTACAAATCTTGACTAGTCCTCTTAAATTATATGGAGGAATTCCAGCATTAAATCTTCCGAAGAACAGAGAATACGACACAATACAATGCACTTTTATATCTTCTAAGTCATTTGTAGAGAAACAATATTTCGAGAATTGGATAAATGAAATTACAGACTTCAGCACAAACAATGTTTCTTATTACAAAGATATCTGTCATGACATTCAAATTAATATCTATGACGATGGAAATCTAGGAACAGATACAATAAATGCCTTGTTATCCAAAATACCTGGACCTATTACCCAGATTGAATCAACAGTAAATAATTTCGTTCAGAATATAACTGGAGAATCTATAATGGGACCAACTACTTTATATTCTGTAGAATTGCTAGATGCGATTCCAACTAGAGTAGAAGAAGTTGAATTAGCCTGGGAAGAATCAGATCAGATCTTAAAATTTACAGTTGTCTTTTCGTTTAGACAAATTAAATACACAAAACAGAAATATAATGAATTTTTTGATTACCAAAACAAAACTTTTTAATGGAGTTGCCATATGTCATTACCTAAATTATCTCATCCTACTTTTGAATTGAAGATCCCTTCTTCGGGAAACAAATTTCTTTTCAGACCTTATACCGTAAAGGAGCAAAAGATTCTTTTAACTCTTAAAGATTCTGGAGACGAAAAAGAAGTCACAGATCTGCTCCTGCAATTATTAGCTTCTACTTGTTTGTCAGAAGGATTTAATCCAAAGAAATTAGCTTACTTCGATGTGGAATATTTATTCATGAAGTTAAGAGCCAAGTCAGTAGGAGAAATTGTTGATTTGTCCTATAAGTGTAACAATCCTGTCGAAGGATCTCCTTGTGGAACTATTAATTCTTTTCCTATTAATCTAGATGGAGTAGAAGTTAACTGGGAAGGAAGTTCAAAAAGGGAATTTCCAATACAAGATGGGTTAACTGTTAAGATGTCTTATCCTAATTTACAGACGATGGGATTAGTCGAAAGTTATAATCAATCTAAGAATTTAGAAGATTTAATTGGCGCAATTGCTGATTGTGTAGAGAACGTAAAAGACGAAGATTCTATCTATACTGAATTTACGAAAGAAGAAATGATTGGATTTATTACTGGATTAAACATATCTTCTTTTGAATCTTTCCTGGAATTCTTTGTTGATCTGCCAAAGATTAAAGAAAAGGTAAATTTTAAATGTAAGAAATGCGGTTATACAGATGTCATCACAATTAGTGGATTATTGGATTTTTTCGTATAAGCCTTTGTAATGAAGATTTAATGAATTACTACGTGACGAATTTTACATTAATGGAATTACATAAGTATTCTCTGACTGAATTAGAAGAGATGTATCCATGGGAAAGGGAGATTTATATCTCTTTATTGAATAAACATATTCAAGAAAAGAACGAAAAAGCTAAAGCTAGGAACTAAAGAATCATGCCAAAAAGCAGCAGACAATTTAGACAGTTATCAGAAAAGCAGGACAAGAACACCCAACAGTTAAATGCTGGGTTAGAATCATTAGAGAAAACAAACGAAGTCCTCTCTTCTAGATTAGAAGAATTATCTGAGATATTATCTTCTTTATCGGATAACATTAACGAATCTTCGAAAAAAGAAAACAAATTGTCTGCTTCTTTGGAAAGATTATATAGAGTCGAGACACAAAGAAGAATCGACGAAAGAAGAAAATCATTAGAAGCCGAAGGAAAACAAACTGAATCTAGATTAAAAGAAATTAGAAAATCAAAAGAAAAAAAGATAGAAGATAAAAAAGACTTTAAGGCTAAATCTTATCTAGCACCTGCTGCTGGAGAAGCCATGGCTTCTGCTCCTGGATCCGAATTGGGTCCAGAAAAATTCTTGGGTGGAATATTTGCTTCTTTATTGGCTCTTCCTGGAGCAATGAAAGAAGAAAAAAGAGCCAGAGAAAAAGAAGCAAAGGCTCAAGCAGAATTAGATAAAGAAGAACAAAGATTAATAAAGGGTAATGAAAGAATTCAGAGGTTATTAAGTTCTTTAGATCATTCAATAACTGTTCAAACAGAAGCGCAAGAAGATGCAAAATATGATCTTAGAGATAAATTAGATGATGTTAAAGAAGGAATTTCCCAAGAAAAGGTTCAGAAGGTTGAAGTTGTAAATCTAAAAGAAACAAACGATCATCTAAAAGAAATATTAACTTCATTAGAAGGAATTAAATCTTTAACTTCAGATAGCAATAAAAGCCTTGTGGGATTGGCAGAGGATGCAGTTAAAGGCGGCATAATGAAGAGGTTGACTTCTTGGTTAACTGGATCTGAAGCTGTTTCTTCTTTCCTGGAATTGGCTGCGGCTGCTGCTCCGTTTTTAATTGGCGCTGCAGTAACAGCAGGAGTATGGAAAGTTTTCTTAGATGCTTTAAATCATGATCAGGATGAATATAATAAAAGAAGACAAGAAGAGCAAGAGAACAAAACAAGAAAAGCGCAGGACGAATCTAAAAGAGATTATTTCAGGGACAAACAAAGAGAAGCCATGGCTCCGACGGAAGGAGCTACAACTACTGGATCTATCCAAGAAGCAGAATATGGTGTTGCTTATGGAAGAACTAAAGAAGAAAGAGAAGCCTGGAAAGCAGAATTAGAAAGAAGAAAAGCAGCAGCAGCTGCTCCGGCTCCGGAAACTCCAGCAGCTGTTACTCCTCCTGCTCCAGCTGCTCCAGAAGCACCAGTTACTCCTGCTCCTACGCCAGCTCCAGTTGCTGTCACTCCTC